TTACTTTGGTGTAGAGACTTCTTTTGCGTAGTCCTGACAGGCCCGAAGAGCGATCAATCCTTGGTCGCCGGCATCGGTGATGCCGATAATTCGTTGAGCATGCGCTCGGTCAAGTTGGGCTCTTGTGGTGCCATGAACCACGCAGCCGGTGGCGGGGGTGGTTGGCACTGAACAGCCACTGATGTCATCGGTGGCGGCGAGTACGACTGACAGCCGGAGATCAGCAGTAGCCAGGCGATCACGTAGAAGAGCCTGCTTCGTTTGCTCATCGGTCAATTCCTTGTAGTGGGTTTCGTCTTTTTTGTGCAGGCGCTGCTCCAGGGCGTAGCGTTTATCCTGCTCGTTGCGCTGCAGGGTAGCGGCGGCTTGGGTTAACTCGCGGAGGGTGTCGGAATGAAGGCGGGCCGTGCGCTCCAACTGCTTGCCGTAGCGCCAGTCTTGAGCGGTCCAGGCAAGGCCAGCAGATCCGGCGGCCAACATCACCAGCAGCAGGCCGACCGCCGCAATCCGGTATTGCACGGGGATCAGGTCGAAGAGACGCATAACACCACCCTCGCCCTGGTCCAAAGTTGCAACCGATCCTCCAGGCCGTTGAGGCCGCCGTTGATCCGCCGGGTGATGGTGTTGAATTGCTCTTGATCCGCGAGCGCGTTCAATCCGTTTATCGACCAGAACCACGCGGCCGACTCAGCAGCCCATTGCGGGAGCTCGAGCAGTTCCGGCGTTCGCAGCAATCGCTCATCGCCGAACAGTGCCAGGCTGCAGCGCAGGTAGTTGTCGTGGCCGGTGATCTGGATCAGCCCACGGCCGCGATAGCGTTGGCCGTCACCATCGGCTACCGGCGTGTTCCCCAGCTTGGCGGCCAGCGAGCCGGTGTCGTACTTGCTGAGGTACTGATCGCCCCCCAGTTCACGCACGTATTGCAGTTGGCCTGACTCGTGGCCGATCTGGGCCAGGAATGCCGCCTGACGCTTCGGTGTGTCGATCTTGCGGTTGGCCATGGCCGCGTTCAGCGCGGAAACAAAAACGCCCGCTTTGCGGCGGGCGTTGGGCATGATGCTTTGAAGTTGCTGCACAGTGATGGACATCGATTTTTCCCAGGCAAAAAAATGCCGCTCGATGGCGGCAAATGGTGAGATGGGTGCAGCCAGTTACAGCTCCAGGACTTTTACCTCCTTAGTTTTTTTCGTTTTCTTGGCTTTGGCTTTGGCCTTGCCTTTCTTGCCGCCATTGCACTCAACGGTGGTCGACCAGCCGGCCTGGGTGAATACCTGCTCAACCGAGTCGACCAGGTACTCGCCATCGATTCCGACCTTGAAGCCGGTGGCGTTTACCGAACGCTCGGCAAACAGATCGGTACGCCCAGGCATTTCAAGACGAACGCCTGCCGAAGATCGATTGAACGCGGTCAGTCGGGCCTTAGCGGCCTGGGCCGCTGCGGTCTTATTGGGGTAGATATGACGGTCTGTATGCACCGCCGGCAGCCCGTCGGGCGCATCCGTGTTGTCCAGGCTGATCAGCTTCAGCTCACCGCTTTTCTTGTCCTGGTGCTTGGTGGCCACCGCCTTGTGCGTGTTGCGATCGCCTAAGCGGAACTGCCACCGACTGACATCGGCGGGCATGATGGTGACGGCGCCGAAGGCCTTACCGCTCGCACTGGTGCCGCCGTCGCGTGTCATGACAATCAACTTCCCATCGGCCACCTTGGCCGTGCAGTCGTGCTGCTTCGCAATGCGCGTGATGAAGTTGAAATCAGACTCGCTGAGCTGGTCAGCCCGGGGTACGTTCGTGGAGACGTTGCACACCGGCGTCCAGCCGTTGCGGGCAGCCACGTCGGCCACGACCTTGGACAGTGGCACATCTTCCCAGCTACCGCTGCGCACCGTCTTTCCGGTACCGCGCATGTCGCCGGCCTTGCCGCGCACGACGATGGTGTTAGGCGGTCCGGATATCTCGAGCTCATCCACCATGTAACGGCCCAGCCGCACCATGGACGTTTCGGCATAGCCCAGGTAGATCTCAATGCCGGCGCCGCGCTTGGGCAGCGCCACGGCGCTGTCGCGGTCATCGATGCGCAACTCGAAGTCGTCAGACTCCATGCCTGGCTTATCAGTGGTTTTCAGCAATAACAGGCGGTCATTGATCAGCGCGGTAATGTCTTTACCGTCTGCAACGACACGAAAGCGAGGGGTCATGGTTCACCCAGCTACCCCGCCAACGCGGGGGAATGTTGGCGGCCGTTACGCGTAACGGAAGGAAAGGACAGCCAGGCCAGGCTAATCCCACAGCATCACAAGTTCTTCAGTCGGGGCCGGCATGTCCGGCAGAACAATCACCACACCAGCCCGATACGGCTGAGCCTCATCGGCCAGGCCCTGATTGGCATCAAGCACAGCCTCCATTGTGCCGTTCAGGTGGCCGTAGTAGTTGTGACAGATGGTGTCCAACAGATCTCCGTCAGACGTTCTGCATGTCGTCGCCATAGCGTACAAACTCCAGGGTAAAGCCTTGCTTACGTGGGATGCCGCCGCCCAGCAGCGCGCTTTGTTCTTCCTCGACACTGGTCATGCACCAGGTGCCCAGCACGTCGCCGTAGCCGGTGGTCAGTGTCAGCGGCTGCAACTTGCCCCCCATGGTTCGCAGGGTGTCCAGTTGTTTGATGCCGCCCCTGAAGCCCGGGAAGATGGCGCCCTTCAACGTCAGCTTTTCGTCACCCATACCGATAGCCTGTTGCGCCGGTCGACGCGTCAGCCGCTCCTGAGAGGCCCAGCGAAACGCAGACGAACGCCGCAGCTCATCAAAGGCCGCCGTGTCTAGGTTGAAGAAGTACGGCTGTTGTTTCGGATCACGCGGCTGCATGATCATCAGGTGCGGGAAGGGTTTCACCGCCTCCGGCGCCGGTGTGGCATCAGCAGCAAAGGCCCCAGTCGGGAGAATGCCCGACAGCGAGGGGCTGACCTTGCCGGCGATGTTGTTGATCGCCGTCGCCGCCCGCCCCGCCTGTTCCTTCAGCGCACCCAAGCGCTCATCAATCTGAGACGCCGCCCGGGTGGCTGCGCTGTACACCGAGACCACCTGGCCAACCTTCGCCTGGGCCGCCGTCACCCCACGCATAACGCGCTGAAGCTTTTCGCCAACGGCCGGTCCCACAAAAGGAATACCTTCCAACTCCGAGGCCGCGCCGCTGAGTTCACTGATCGCCCCGTCTACCGGCGCGATCATCCCATCCAGGCTACGGCGACCAGTCTCACCCGCCGCCGCCAGGGACTTCACGCTTGATTGCAGCTGCTCCATATAGCCCATAAGTCCCCCAGGTCAAAGATGCGCTTCGTCGTAGAGCTTGCGGCTTTCCAGCTGTTGAGTGATTTCGCGCTGTTGCTGCGCGATATAGGGCTGCAATTCACGGGCGAGCTGCGCCGGATCCTTCACATCGCCCTGCACAGTCACCTGAATCGGCGCGCTGATATCGACCTTCTGTTCGATCTTCGGCGCCGGCGGTGTCGGCGGTGTCGGCGGTACCGCCATCATCGACACAGCCGCTGGGGTACTCAAGGTCGGTTGTGAGGCCAGCGAGCGTACCACGTCACCACTCACTGGCCCCGGCGTTTTCACCGCCGCAGGCATCAACAGCGGGCCAGTGCCCTTGGGCGCAAAGGACGTCGCGATAGCGCCCATCACAGGCGGGATGTCCTTGCCGGCATTAGTCATCATCAGCGGCCCGGCGTCCGGCATTTTCTTCAGCCCATCATCGCCACCGAAGAATGACTTACCCAAATACCCGCCCAGAGCGTCGCCACCCAGGCTGCCCAAGTAAGCACCCACAAACCCACCGACCATCGTGCCGATTATCGGCACCGCCGATCCAATCGCCGCACCGGCCGCAGCGCCGGCGAGCGTACCCGCCAAACCGCCTGCCGCTTCGCCGTAGCCTTCAGCCTTTTCATCCTGCGTCGTGGCGTTGTCGTAGGTGTCCTTGATCTTGAAACCAGCCTCAATGACCGCCAACGCGCCGATCCCCTTTAGCACCGTACGGTCCCTTCCGCGATTACCGTCTTTGCCACCTTTACCGCCACCGTCCACACCGCCATCCAAGCCACCCAATCCGCCTGCAGGAAGGTTGGTCACGATGACCTTTTGAGGGATATTTGGGTTGCCCATCAGCGAACCACGGCCGACGTTCAGTAGTCCCCGCCCAATCTTCAGCGTGCTCAAGGCCGCGCCCAGCGTGACAGCACCGGCCGCCACGCCGGCAATCACCGCCGTAACAGGCTGGTACTTGTTAGCCAGGTCAGCCAACGCATAGCCGACCTTACCCAAGCCATCGGCCACCTTGTCGGTCAGCGGGCGCAGGCCGTCACCCAGACTGATCATGGACGCCTCCATGCCCGCCGTGGCAGCCGACCATTTGCGATTGGAGGTCTCCCGAGCCTTGGCCGCGTCGGCCTCGATCTTGGTTTTGCCATCGGTGTCCTTGATCGTGACCATGTCGGCCTTGATCTTGTCGCCGTATTTGATCTGCGCGAGTAAACCCGCACTGGCGCTCTGATCGCTGACGATGTTGGCCAGGCCCGCGGCATCAGTCAGGGCCACCATGGCCTGCTGTTCCTCGGCGCTGCCGTCAGCTGCCGCCTTGATCTTGGCCTTTAGGCCCTCGATCTTCTTGGCCTTCGCCGGATCCTGACGCTTGATCATTTCCTGACTGAGCATGATGAAAGCGTCAACCGGGTTGGCGGCCTTGCCGCTTTTCGTCGCAGCCAGGATCGAGCCGGCCAGGTCGTAACCTTCCTTGGCAAAGCGCTCCTGGCTGGTACTGCTGATCACCGCGTTCAACAGGTTGTTCATGTTGGTCGCAGCGGCCGCAGAGTCCTGCGTTTGCGAGTATTGCGACTGCAAACTGGCCCCCAGAAAGCGCACCGCCTCCGGGCCTTCCATACCCAGGCGCTTGATATTACCGAGCATGGACGGCAGATACCGAGCCATGTCCTTGGGACCGAAGGCGCCGATATCCCCGGCTGCAGCGACCTGCCCCAGCATGCCGGCCATGTCCTCTTTCTTAACCCCGGCCTCCTTGAACGAGTTGATCAAGGTGGCAATGGTTTCGGCTTCCATGCCCTGCCCATCGATCAGATCGGCAATCTGGCCGGCATAGGCACTGGCTTCCTGCCAATCAACACCCTTTTCGATCAGGCCACCAACCGCCTTGGCGAGCAGTTGACGGCTCATGCCCTTGTCGTCCGCAATGGTCGACACCATCGCGGCCATCTTGCCTTCGTCATCTGTGCCGGCAGTGTGTGCCCACAGCGACATTTGACGGACCTGTGCCTGGTAGTCGCCGGATATCTTGGTGGGAATAGCGACCGCCGCTGAAAGCGCCGTGGCCTGACCGAGCGAACTTTTTAGCCCGTCCTTACCCTGCTTGATTTGAGTGTGACCGAGCGCCTTAAGCTCAGCCCCACGGGCCACCTGGCCCAGTTTCTGGTACTCGTTACGCAACTTTCCGACCTCGACGCCCTGATCCTTGAGGGTCCTGAGATTGGATTCCAGTTTTTTCAGTAGGCCATCTGCAGAGGCAGAGCCGGTGTCATGGGCTTTTTTCCATTCATCACGCAAGCGAATGGTGTCGCCAATGGTGCTCTGCAATACCCGGGCCTTGGTGCCCTGGTCACTGAGTTTCTTGATGCGCCCTTCAACATCCTTGAAGGCAGCGCCGACGGTCGAACTGATAGCACCGCCGATGACGACGCCAAGCGCCAGGTTGTTCGCCATGGGGTCACTCCGAAAAGGTCCAGGCAGCTCACTCCCTGAGCCACCAGATCATCGTTGAGAAAGACATAGACTCGATCTCGCTGGCCGAGAAAGACATTTCCCGGGCCAGGCGTTGAGCTAGCTTTCTCTGTGTTTCCTCGTTAAACCCGGTCCTCGCGCACCAGGCGAAAATAGGCGGCCTGCAGGCGTTTGTAATCACGCACGCTCAGGTCCCCCAGATCGTTTTGGCCTGCATCCGTCAGGCTGGCGAACAGGATCATTTCGCTTTGCTCCTCATCGTCCGGGGCGGCTTTGGTCGCGGCACGAACCTCACGAACGGTAGGGGAACGCATGGTCAACTGATCAGTTTCGATCTGATTGACCTTGACGATTTTGGACAGTTTGATGGTTGCCGAGTCAGCGGTGATCGTCAGCCATTCCGGGATTTTGTTGATGTCTTGAGGCATGGGTATTTTCCTTAAAGGCCGAGGTCGCGGCGAACAGCTGCCAGTTGGTCAACGCCGTTGATAACGCGAACCGCGTTAACAGGATCGATTTCGAACATACGCACGCCAGCGACTTCCAGCTTGTAGTAACTGACACTGACGGCGTACTTGAACTCAGCGTCGCCGCCCGGCTTCCACTCGCCCGGATCCAACTCCGAGACCATGCCGCGAATGGTGGCAACCACCGCCGTGGTGGCCCCCTTCTGTCCCTTGAAGGAGCCACGGAACACGGCGTTGAACGCGGTCTGATCAACCAGGCCAAAGAACTTCATCGCCTCACGGCGCACGCCCTTGGTGCTGAAAGACGCCTCCAGCTTTTCCATGCCTTGGTCCATATCGATGGGGGCATCCATGCCACCGCCCTGGTACTCGCCGGTTTTGATCTTCAGCTTGGGCAAGCTCAAGGTGGGCACGTCGCCGGCGAAGCTCATGCCGTCGACAAACATGTTCATCATGAACAGCGTTTGGGGAATCATGGACATTGCGAAGCCTCCTTAGGCTTTGGTTTCGATGACTTCGGTGATCCACTGATTAGTGACTTCAACGAGGAAAGTGGGGTTCTCAGCCGGCGGCACGTCGGTGAATCGGATGCGCCAATAGACTTTGCCCTGCTCCAGCTGACTGGCAGTGTTCAGCTCGTCGTCCGGGAACACTTCGAAGTTGATCACCGCGCCCTGCTTTTTCAGGTCGCGCATGAAGTTTTCCAGGCCTTCGGTCACATCGCTGACGTAGGTCTTGGTGATCGAGCGGTCAACCGCCCACTTGTGCCCGTAAAGGATCGCGTCCATAACGATGTCCTGAGTGCGCACACGCGTCACGAAGGCCCACTTCGGATCGCTGGAACAGGTGCGGTTGCCCCACAGGCGGTAGCCGTCGTCACGGATAATCGTGGTGATGTTCGCGTTGTTGAGCAGGTTGGCCCGGCACGTCGCGTCACCGTCGAGGAATTCGATAGGCCGCGTGGTGCCGGTGATGCCGACAAACTCCTTGTTCGACGGCGAGGCCCAGAAGCCGTATTCGTTATCGGTCCAGGCAAACAGACCCGCCACCCAGGCCGAGGCCGGCGCATCAACGGTTTCGCTGAGGACGGTGTCCCAGGTTTGAACACCCGGATCGACCAGAAAAACGCGCTTACTGCCGAAGTTTTCGGCGTAGGCAATGGCCGCCTCATCGGTGGTATTAGGGCCATCAACGATGGCCAGGCCGCGCAACTTGCCGGCGAGTGCATCCATCGACGTGGCGACCGCCTGGGTCGCGCTGTGACCTGGGGCAATCAGCAAACGGGGCTGAGCATTGAAACGGCTCTTACCGTCCAGCAGCGCCTGCATGCCAGTACGCTGACCGTCAGCCAGAACGCCGCCGATGATGGCCGAGGTCTGCAGGGCTGGAGTTGCCAGCTTCTCGACACCACACGCCACGATCACGGCCTTGGCGCGCATGTAGATCGCCTTGATCGACTTGGTGATCGCCGCGTCTTCGCCCCAGGCCGCCACCGCTTCGCTTTCGCGGGTAATCAGCAGCACCTGGTTAGGCTTGGCTGTCACCTTCGGCCCAGGGGTAAAGGTGTCGCACAGACCGATAATCGAGGACGACGGCAGCGAGATAGTGCGGGCGCCGGTGTCCACGTTGGTGACGGTCACACCGTGAAAGAAACTCATAGGGCAATCTCCAGGAACTAAAAAGCCCCGCATAAGCGAGGCTGTGGGGAATATCCGTTGTTGCGCGTAATGGAAAAGAAAACGCCCCGTCAGTGCGGGGCGTTATTCTGTTTGGGCGGCAATCCAGGCCGGTGCTACAGGACGATTCTCGATATCCGGAAAGTCAGGCGATTGCGGCCAATCGCGCAGCGCCTGCATGTACTCCAGCAGGGCGCCGAACTGATCATCTGACAGCGTGGTACCACCACCAATTTCTTGCTGATCACGGTGCCGCTCGCGCAGCCACATGGCTGACTGCAATTGAGCGTCCCGCCACTTTCTCTCGGCGCTCGCCAGGTCGTCAGCAGTTGGCGGCAATGGGTCACCAAGAAACGGAACCCCATGCTCATCAGCAACAATCAACTTCCCACTAGACTCGCCTGCCAGTAAATCAGTGCGCTCGCTTGCGGTGATTTCAACCCGATCCGTCGGGATGTGAGAATGCAGATCAGAGTCGTAAAACCCACCGGTAGACTTGCTGTAAAAAATCATATTCAGTATCCAACCGTGATCCATCTAACGACTTGCGCAGCATCGTCGTTAGCGATCGTAATCGTCGATAAAGTGCGCGCAGTGACGTTAGTCCCTGACTGCGTTGTGCCGCCCGTAATTCGATTAATGGACCCTGTGACGCCTTCCCAAAAGTTTGCAGCAGGAAAAGCAATCGACATTGTCGCCACGGCGGCGGTGTCTTGGGCCATCGAAAGAGCCCCCCATTGAATGATCAAACCACCCATCCAGCTTGGGAAAGTGATGTAACCATTCGCGCCCGGCGAGAACTTAAAGCCGAGCCGCAGCTTTTTCGGGGTAGCCATGACCGAGTCATTTTCGCTATCGAGCATTTGCGCAGCAGTGGCGACCTTTGCCGTTCCCTGATTGATCTCGGTCGCCTGCGCTGCCAAAGGCACCAATGCCGCAATATCAATGTTTCCCTGATTGATCGGCGCGTTCCAGGCCTTTATGCACCAAATCACCGCGAGACTACGCGGGCGGTTTTCGGTAGCTGTTCGAACGACTCTAGAAGCATCGAAAGACACGCTCGTTAAACGCGCCCCACCGTTAGTAAAGTTTCCTGCTTCACTTACGGCAGTAAAGGGACCGCTAGGCGTAACAGAGGCGGCATCATTCCGAACCCCACCGACGTTACCCAAAATATTCTGCATTGCATCCAGCTGATAACTACCAATGGCCCGACCGACATCGACCCCACGCCCATGGTCCCAACCCCGCAGGAACTCACCGCGCGACTCAGGCAGACGGAAGTTTCCGGCGCCTTCATCGCCCTTGTTGAATGCCCCGCCCAGGAACGTGACCAGGTCAGGATAAGCCGCTGCACTCTTAACGCTGCCGTCCAGTTCCAGAAAGCCCGGAGCTACCTTGTTCACGGGAAATGCAATCACTGATCCCACCGGCAACGCCGAGGCCTGGGCAATCATTGCCGTGATTTGGTCCTTGGTGTACGTGTCGATGATCCCATACCCCGCCAACGTGGTCGGGTTCGAACCTGACACGAATACGCCACGGTCATTGACCGTGACCTTTGTGTATGTGCCAGCTGGCTTGTTCGCCGGTAGAAGGCCGTTAACCGACTCATCCACATACTGACGCGTCGCCAGCACCACTGCTGGATCGATTTTCAGCTGAATATTCGAGGTGCCGCTGGTGATGATGTGCATCCGCACCACCTGGTTACGCCCCGACCCTTGAGCGAGCAACGGCTTATAGCTCGGCGGCACGTTAGCCACCGCGCTAAACACACCGTCCTTGTCCTCCAGGGCGAGCTCGCGGATATGCCAGCCGCCAACGTCGGGCGGTAACACCACCTCAGCAATCAGAACATTGGCGTCAGTGGGAGAAACCCGCAGCTGATTGAGCTGCGCCCGGTAGACCTGATTGATCAGCTTCGTTTGCGTCGGGCTGGGCACGGGATCGGCGCCGTTCGCGTCACCGATCAACATGTAGCGCGGCTCCCACGGAACGCCGAGGGCATCGCAGTTGGTTTTCTTGGCGGCCCCCAGGGTGGTGATCATGCCGCCGAAAATAGAGTTTTTATCAACCATGTGGGTACACATCCAGTTCGTCTAGGGTGTATTCGCTAACGCCCGTATAGCCCTGAATCACTACGTCGATATCGGGGTTAGTCCAGGGGTAAACGTCGATCTCGTCGCCGTCATAAACAGCGAAGCCGGTATAGGCGTCCAAGCGCGTTTCAAGCGTGATGTCGAGCCCGGTCATATGCCGGCTCACGGGCTTGGCGTCGTCAATCAGGCGCTCGAGCTCGCTGAACATTTCTTCAGTGATGCCGGTATCGAGTACGCCAACCCTAAGGGCGAACGTCGCCGGCGGGCCTTCGGGCACCGTCTGCCACCACTCGATCACCTCCAGCAGGTAGCCAAGCGGCTCCACCACACGGCGCAGCGCGCCAATGGTTCCTTTGCGGGAGTGGATGTAAAACGAAGCCCGTATGGCATTGCGCTTGGCCGCCTCCGTCCAGCGGTCGTCCCAGCGATCAACAGACCAGGCCCACGCAAGGTGGGGCAGCAAATGAACGGGGCACGTCGTAGGGTTATAGAGAGAGCGCAGCGGGATCACGGTTCGATCCGCGCTCGCCGCCTCAATCGCCCGTTCCAGCTGAGTGCTATTGATCGGCAGTAGACTCTTCATGTCACTCCCCCAGCTTGACGCTGTAGCCCGTGCAGAACGCCGCCTGTGCCTGCGTGGGAGCAAGATCCTGCCAGTCGATCAACTCAACGCGTGAAACCCCCGGAACGTGCAGTTGCGCGTCTACAGCGGAACGCGCCACCTCGACGCCAAGGCGTTTGCGCGGGTTGACCCACGCAGCGAGGCGCCTTTGCGCTTCGGCCAGAGCGACAGCGCTTTCAGGGCCTGGGCCTTTCATGTGCAGCACCGCGTCAATGCGATACGGCAGTACCTGGGCGCTTTGCACCGTCAGTCGGTCGCCCAAGGGCCGGACGTTTTCGTCATTGAGCGCACGTGCTACCACGGCCAATAACTCAGGGCCTACCGCCCCATCCCCCTCCAACCCCAGCACCGTTACCGTGACGCACGCCGGCGACGGGCTTTCCGCCGACGCATCCGCCACCAGGGCAGACGCATTGCGCGCATGCAGCTTGTAGCTGTTGCGCGGCCCCGCCGTGGTCAGGCCCTCATAGGCCAACTGGATCCGCTCGCGGTAGGCATCGTTGCCTTCTGTGATCTTCTCCACCGGCGGCACTGCGCGCAGGTCTTCCGCCTGGATCACCAGGCGCGGAGTGTTGACGTTCGCACCCAACTGATCAAGGTCACTACCAATCGCATGCGCGAGCAGCAACGCCTTAGCGGCATCGTTTACCCGGGCACGATCGCCAATGCCCACATAGGCACTGACCTCCAGCAGCTTGACCACTGGATCACTCTCAAGCGGCGCACTCCAGTTGTCGCCCATGAATCCCCGAAAGACACTGAGCCTTTCTGCATAAGCCTCTTCAAAGTCCAGGGGCTCAAGCACGTCCGGCGCCGGCAATTCCGACAAGTCAACGATACTCATACACTTACCTCTAGCAGTACGTTTTCGCCCTCGTAACTACCGGTGACTTGGATTTTGATCAGCCCGCCCACGACAGAGACGGCCTGTACGCGCTCCAGCTCCAGGCGAGGCTCCCAGCGGTCTAGCGCCCTGCTCGCCTCAGCCTGAACCGCTCCCTTCCAGCCTTCGTTTACTGGCAGATCCACGTAACGGCGCAACTTGCTGCCGTACAACGGCCGCTCCCGACGGCTTCCCAGCGGGGTGCTTAGAATGTCCCCGATGCATTGCCGCAAATGAGCAATACCCGAAATGGGCTGGCCGGTGTGGCGGTCCATTCCGATCATTTAGTTCACTCCTGCAGCAGTTCGAATTCCTCATGGGCCTTGAGGTACTCCAGCGCCTCGGCGTCCGTTGCCTGTACCGACACCTGCGCCTTGAGAACTGCCAGAGGGCGGCCGCTGTCGGGCAGGATCAGGGTGCGAGAGGTATAGAGCTTGTCGCGGAACGTTGAGCCAGACCCAGCGCCGGCAACGGGTGTTTCAGAAGTCTTGGCCATGGTTTCCCCCGGGCACAAAAAAGCCCGCACGCGGCGGGCCTGTGAAATTGAACGACTAGTGTTTGTGGTTCGCGCTGTTGCCGCCGGCGTCGATGATCTTGCCGGCACTGGTGATGTCCTTCACCGCATGCAAGGCGCCCTGGACCGCTACGTTTTTCGTGACGGACAAAGAACCTTCAATGGCAACGTCTGCAATCAACTTGACGTTGGCCGTCGTGACCGTCACCGCGTTATCCGTAACAACCGCCTCGGTCGCACCTACTTTGATGGTCACCGTGCCCGCGGGCAAAGTGATGGTGTAGCTCCTGGCCTTCCAGTCGTAGACCAGAGAACCACCATCATCGAACCGCCACACCTCGACATGATCACGATTATCCGGTGGGGCACCGGCGCCGCCATACAGCCCAGGTACAAACGTGCCCATTCCTGCCTGGCCGCTAGGGTTGATCAAAACCCCCTGCTCGCCCAGGCTCGGCGCACGCCAGTGTCGAGCCTTCCCTGCCGCCTGGCTGTGCCAGCGCACCCAGGCACTCACCCACTCACCCGACTTGACCCGCACGGCCGGAGCCATCAAATCCACCCCGACCACCACACACGGCATCAACATGGCCGCGATCATCCGGTCATGCTCGCCCGTCTGATAACTCATGGCGCGCCCCCTGGACTGTCAATGTCCGGGTACGCTTCAAGGTTCAGTCTAAGCATGCTGGGCTTCTCTTCAGGGAAAGGCCAAACCTCAACCCCCAAATAGACTTGGTGAGTCCACTCGACCACCCACACGACATAGCCATCCAGCTCAGGCTTGGTCCAATCCTGAGTGGCCCGCTCAAATTGCGCGACATTGACCTCAAGTCCCCAGCTTTGCTGTCGGAGCAGCACGGCCAGCTGCGACACTAGGTGTACGGCCTGTTCATGATGATTGGCTTGTATCGGGTCAACAATGACCCGGGCCTCAAACTTGCAGACCAGGCTGGTTTCGCCGGTACCGATATCGATACCCGGTTCAAACTCAGCCATTTCGAGAAAAACAGACGGCAGTGGAATGCCTTGGTTTTCCTGTATATCCGGCCAAAACACAACGGCCTTGATGCCCGACAGATGCTCCGTCAGGTGTTGCTCGATAGCCTGGTACAGCTGACTCAGGCTGAACGGCTCATCGGACATTGGCGCTCCCCTTCAGATACTTCTGCAGTTCGTAGTTGAGCTCTTGCTCAAGGACAACCAGCAGCTGTTCATCGGCGCGTTTGATCCACGCCTCAAAGTGCGGCCGGGCTTGCTCCAGCGATACCTTGGCTTTCGCCAGAGGAAAGCGGTTGTCGTTTTCCTCAACGAAACCACTTCGCCGACGGCCCTGAGTCGCCTCAGGGTAATCATCGCTGTTGAAGTGCTTGCTCGCAGTACGGATCCAGATATCGGCGCTACCGCCGTACACCTGCTTGTAAAATGCACCCTGATACCGACGCCCCGCCACCGACACACCCCGGCCGGTCTGACGCACCCGACCGATGCGACTGGCCTCAATCGCGTTGAGGCCGAACCACAGCTTGCCGCGCATCGCACCGCCGCTGGTGGGGTAAGCCCGCAAACGTTGCCGGACGGCGCCAATGGCGATTCGCTCTTGCTTACCCACTGCCCTGGCGATGTGGGTACGCAGCCACCCGAGGGTTTTGTTGATCGCTCGCCGCTGTGCAGCAGCTGCTGCCTTTGGCACCAGCCGCCCGAAGTCCTGAAAGCGCTTCAGGTCTGCCAGTGACGGCTGAATGTTGATCAACCCACCGTCGCGTTTTTGCTGGGCGTAGCTGCCGACACTCATGGACGCTTCCTCAAGATCAGGGCCACCAGGCCGTCACCACCAGGCTCCAGCTGCAGCAGGTCATATTCCCCGCCGCCGTCCAGGACCGGCAGATCGACAGTGACGCGCAGGCCTTTGATCAGGCCGTCCGAATCACGTACGCGGATCTCAAAGCGCGGCTCTCGGATTGCCGTTTGGGTCTTGCCAAACTGCGGCGACTTCCATGGCGCCATGAACATGCCCAGCACCGGCTCGGTGCGACCTTCGATCTGGGCGGAATCGCCCAGGGTTTCGAAGACCACGTCGTCGATGTCCTCGATCAGATCGCGAAACGCCACGATCAGAGTTCCAGCAGGATCTGCGCCAGGGGACGCGTGCACAGGTGCAGCGGGTTGGACTGGGCTTCACCTGCTACACCCTTGTTGAAGGGCAGCGGCTCGATCTTGCTGTAGTACGGGATGCCTTGGGTGTTGACCGTTTCCATGTAGTCAGCCGGTGCGAAGGACGAGATGTACAGATCAGGAACACCTTCGGGAATCAGCAGAGCCTTATCGTCATGGACGAACGAAATGCCGGCCACCTTGCCGCGATAGCGCTCCCAGACGATCCCGCCGAACTCGAAGCTTTCACGGGCATCGCCGCGCAATGCCGCAGCCTGCTGGGTATTGAGGTAGGTCTCCTCCACCGACTTGTGGGTGATCAGTTCGTTCCAGAACGTTTTCCCGCAAAGAGCACGGGACCCCGTGCTGGTGATGCTTCCAAGCGCATCCTCCTGCATATCAAGCGCTTCACCGCATTTAACTCGAACCTTCGTGTCGGGATTATTCAGTTCCATTCGTAGCTTTTTGCGGGATACACCGAAGGTTTTGTAGATATCCAACAACACCGTCTTGCCATCGGCATCCAACACTTGGCCGTTCAAGGCTCCCATACGCTGGAATTCGTGAGTGGCATCCAGTTGACGGCGAGCCTTTGCCAGACGCTTGTTGACCACATCCTGTACAGACTGCAACTCGGTACGCGAGCCAAAAGCGCGAATGCCCTGGATCTCATCAGCCTTGATGGTGAATCGTTCCGGCAGGTGCACGGTGTTGAAAGGGATCAACTGACGCTTGGTCGCGCCGACCACCAGGCCAGAGGTACCGCGTTCACCCGCTGGCACCAGGGCCAGGGTGTCACCGTCCTTCTCGATCTGAACGGTGATCGTGCTGATGCCCTCTTCGCGAAACAGACCCAGGCTGCTGATGCGGCCCGGCAAGTATTCCTGATCATTGATTGCAGCGGTCAGGGAGGAAACGCTGAACGCGTCATCTTCAAAAATGGCGATATCGGCCAT